TGATTACGAAGATCCCGCAGACAATAAACCACAGTTCGTAGGTCCAACTGGTGGTGCAGATGATTTCAATGCACCTGATCCTACAGGCGGCTTTTTGAATGCAATGCATTTTACACCAATCCGACCTATGGAGTAATTATTTTTTAATAGGAGGAAGAAGATTATGCCTTATGTAGCACCTGCTAACAATGGAACAACCGGACAGGGTTCCATAAACTATGCAACCGAATACTCAAGAGCATTGTCACAGATGTGGCCGTATGTTCTTAACTTCGGAAAACTTTACAGCACCCCCAACAACAACAGATATCGTTGGGTAAATGCAAAGACTATTGAGATTCCCAGCATCAAGACCTCAGGTCGTGTGGATGCCGATAGGGATACTGTAGCATTTGCACAGAGAAACTATGATAACGCTTGGGAGAGCAAGACCCTTGAGCATCAGAGAAAGTGGTCAACTCTTGTTCATCCTATGGATATCGATCAGACCAATATGGTGGCTACAATCGCCAACATTACACAGGTATTCAATCAGGAGCAGAAGTTCCCGGAAATGGATGCTTATCTCATTTCAAAGCTTTTTGCTGACTGGCTTGAGACAAAGAATCCTCGTACTCAGGAGTCTCATACACCGGATACTACGGTACTTACCCTTCAGAATGTCCTCAATGTATTTGATGACCTCATGCTGAAGATGGACAATGCGATGGTTCCTGCAAATGGCCGTATCCTGTATGTAACCCACGAGGTTAAGAAACTCATCGGCAATGCTGATAAGATTTCACGTTCACTTGATGTTACATCAGGACCTAACGCAATCGACCGCAGAGTGAATAGGCTTGATGAGGTTGAAATCATCGGTGTTCCTGCGACACTTATGAAGACAGCTTACAGCTTCACACAGGGCTGGGCTCCTGCTCTTGGTGCTAAGCAGATAAATATGTTCCTTGTTCATCCGCTTGCAGTTATCACCCCTGTATCGTACAACTTCTCAAGGCTTGATTCTCCTTCAGCTATGTCCGAAGGTAAGTATGTTTACTACGAGGAGAGCTTCGAGGATGCATTCATCCTGAACAAGAAGAGCGATGCGATCCAGTTCAATATCACCGATAGTGGTACAACGGGTACTACAGAGACCACGGCGACTACGGAAACCACAGAAACTACAGAATGATAATCTGTAGTAGGAGGCGTTTATGGCAGAAAAAACCATAACGGTAAGGCGTAAAAATGTTTTTCTCGATATAGCTCCTGAGCAGGTAGAAAAGTATAAAGCTAAGGGATATGATATAGTAGATAAGTTTGGAAATATTCTTGAAAAGAGTGATCCAAATGATCCTAAAGCTTTAAAGCAGGCTTATGATGAGCAGATAATCGAGATAAAGAAACTGAAAGCCAAGATCCGGGAATTAGAGGCTGAACTCAAAACCACTTTACAGGCACTTCCTTCAGCAAAACCTGAAGAGGAAGAAGTGGTTGGTAAGGTCAAGCCAAAGACTTCCGGGAGAAAACCTAAGAAATGATTGAAAGGTGGTGGGTCTAATGTATCTTACTTATGCTGAATATACTGCAATGGGTGGAACCTTGGATGAAACCACCTTTAATGATTTGGAATTTGAAGCTCGTTCTTTGGTGGATTGGTACACCTTTAATAGGCTTCAGGCTGAAACTACTCTTCCTGAAGCCTTGAGAAGGTGTATGTATAAACTGATTCAGTATATTATAACTCAACAGCAGGTTAATGGAATCGGGGATGGATCAGGTGATAATGTATCAGGAGGAGCAGGAATTGCAAGTCAATCAAATGATGGGGTTTCCACAAGTTATAACATACTTAGTGCAAGGGATGTAGTGGAAACCAGTAAAACCCAAATGGCTCAGGTTATCAATCAATATCTTTCCGGGGTCATGAATAGTCTTGGACAGAAAGTCCTTTACAGAGGGGTGTATCCGAATGAATAAATATCCTGAATGGTGGGATGCCAAAGTAACTGTATATAATCAATATACCGATAAACAAACTCAATATGTTACTTGGTATAGAACGGTTATCGAAGGCTGTTTTTGGCAACATACCAAAGATAAAGTTGTTCTTGGAGATACAACCCTTGAAACTGATAGGATAATTTGCAGGATTCGGAAAGATCCTAAATTTCTTGAAAAGTATGCTTGGGTTAATCTTGCGGCTGATCAAAGAACTGAATACTTTACCCTTGGACAAGGTGATATTATAGTCAAAGGGGAGGTTTTAGATGAAATCGATGAGTATACATCCGGGCATAGATCATCAGATTTGCTTGAGAAATACAAAGAGCTTCAGGGTTGCTTTGAAATACAATTTGCATCGATAAATACTGGAAAAGGAAGAGGAATGGAACATTATAGAGCGCAAGGAGCATGATGTTTATGGCAGATGATTTTACATCAGTAATAACTAACCTATTAGTGGATTTACCAAATGATGATCCCACTATGTTAGAAATTCACAACTTGCTGGCTAAAAAGTGTGATCCATATGTACCTTTCTTGGAAGGTCCACTTTCACAATCAGGATTAGCTCAGGTTACTCCTGATTATGTACAATATGGTAACGGGGCTGTTCCATATGCCCATTATCAATATGTAGGAGAAAACTTTAACCATACCCTTGATTATCACCCAAGAGCTACAGCCTTTTGGGATAAGGTAATGATACAAGAAAAAGGTGAAGAGTTTTGTAAAGAGATTGAGGATATACTTACAAGGAGGATGAACGAAAAATAATGATAATGGCAGTTAATAAGGAGCAGGCTGTTATTGATTTTATATGTAACTGTCCGGAAATCCAAGCGCACCCTCTATTCTTCAATTTCATAAATGCAAAACCTGATAATAAACAGATTATTACTTCCGGAAATGATAGGAATATACAAAAACCTTACATCGATGGAAGTGTTCTAAAGCGGTATACTTTTACCATTATAGATTTTAGATCAGTTACTTATCAGGCCATTGTAAAAAGTTCCGAAGCATTAACCCCACCTGTTAATGAAAATGTGGAAGAATATGTAGATATTCAAAACATTATTGATTGGGTGGATGAACAGGAAGATGCCCGGAATTATCCAGATTTTGGTAATAATTGTCAGATAGAGGAAATGAAGGTTTTGACTGATAATCCGGTTCTCAATGGAACTGATACACAGGTAAAACCGGCGCTGGCAAAGTATAGTTTTTCAATTCAGATTGACTATATAGATAACAGTAAAGTAATTTATTAAGGAGGTAAATAAAAATGAGTTTTGATTTGACTAGCGGTCAGAGAGCGGATAGAAAACTTCTCATCACCGTAGCTGAATGGAACGATGGTACTGGTGGATCGCCCAAGAGACAGATATTAGGTCACCGTATTGAGAGTTCACAGATTGATTACAATCATGATATCTCTACGATAACCGATATTCTTGGGGAGAATTATACCGATGTTAACAAGTCTCAGCCTCAGCAGAACTTCGAACCCTTTACTATTGCAGGCGGCAATGATCTTGCCGAATTCCTCAATGAAAAGAGAAGAAGAAATGCCCTGTCAGAGCTTAATGCTTTCACGGTATATGTCATTACAGCTTTCAAGAAGCAGGATGGGGAGTATCAGGCTGAAAAGCATACCGATTGTACCATTGTTTACAACAGCATCGGTGGTGATACAAAGACTGATATGCCTATTACAGTATACTTCAGTAATAAGATCACAACCGGAACAGTTGATAAGCTGTCGACTGATTTCAATTTCACCCCGGATTCATCGGGTACCACTACTACTGAATAAGTGAGTGGTAATTAGGCTCCGTACTTTAACACAACTAAATAAGCATATATCACAGGAGGAACGAACTTATGAGCAAGGATATTTTGAATCTTGATTTATCTGCAACTAAAGGCACTACTATTCAGGTTAATGGAGACCCGAATACAAAAATTGTATTGAATCTTTCAGATTTTGGTATTTATAACCGTCTTAAAGATGGATTAACTCAACTTTATGACGTGTTTGCAGGACTGAAAGATAAAATGGGAGAAACCGCTGAAACAGAAGCTCCTGAGAATCCGGAGGATGGCTCAGAGGAAGATGCAGTATCTTTCATTGAACTTATGAAGGAGGCGGATAGCAAGATGAGAAATATCATTGATTATATCTTCAGTTCTCCAGTATCTGAGGTATGCGCCCCGGATGGTTATATGTTTGATGTATTTGAGGGTCAATTAAGATTTGAATATATCATCAATGCAATCACAAAACTTTATGAGAATAATATCAATAAAGAGTTTTACAATCTTAAATCCCGAATCGATAATAAACTTCCACAGTATGCGAAGAAAAAGGGATAATCAACATGCTTGAGTATGAGTTACCAACTTCTGTGATACTCAATGATACAGCCCATCCCATACGGAAGGACGGAGACTTTCGTATGGTGCTGGACTGCTTTAGATTATTACAGGATGAAGAACTTGAAGACAATGAGAGGATATTGGCTTGTTTAACGGTATTCTATGACGAGCTTGACGGTATTGAAACCGTTTATCAGCTTGGCGATTTAGAAGAAGCAGTCAAGCAAATGTTCTCTTTTTTTAATTGTAATCAAGAAAATGTTGGAATTAAAGCGGAAGGTAAAGTTATTGATTGGGATAAAGATGCATTGATGATAATATCAGCAATAAACAAAGTTGCTGGAAAAGAAATAAGAGCAGAAAAATATCTACATTGGTGGACATTTATGGGTTATTATATGGCAATAGGTGAAAGTGCCTTAGCCAATGTAGTTAATATAAGGCGTAAGATAATCAGAGGAAAGAAGCTTGAAAAGTATGAACAGGAATATGTAAATGAGAATCCTGAGTTATTCCGTAGATCGGAGAATTATACAAAGGAAGAAAGAGAGCTTTTAGATGATATCTTAGCGAATTGGGATACTGGAGGTCAGTAATGCCGGACGGAATTGTTAGAATAAAAGTTGGTTTAAATACAGATACGGCAGTCAAGGATGCTGAAAAGTTAGGAAAAGAAGTTCAGGATACTTTAAACAAAGTAAGTGCCGGAGAATTGGATTCTAAAACACTTACCTTTATTAAAAATCTGACTACTGCTTCTAATAGGGCTCAAAAATTAGCCCGTGATTTAGAGGCATTTGGAAAAACAAAAATACCCACTGCAGAGTATAAAGAAATAGAAAAACAGATTGAGAAAGATGCCGCCGCCCTAACTAAACTTGAAGATAAAATACAGCTTCTGAAGGATACCGGGGATACTGGAACAGAGGCTTTTAAGAATATGAAATTAAATGCGCAGGAATTGCGGGATTCTTTGAAATATGCGCGTGGGGAGTTACAGGAGTTAGTTGATACCGGTAAAGCATTTACTCTTGGGAAAGATACTGATAAGTATAAGGATATGCAGGCTAATCTAAATACTGCAAACCAAACTACTAATATTTTACTTCAAAAATATAAGGAAATGGCTGATGTCGAACAGTCAGTATCCCAAGAAGCCAAAGAAATGACTGAATCGCAAAAGGAAGTTGCTGAAGGTAATGAAAAGACAGCTGAATCTGCTGAAAAAGCTTCCAAATCAATGAAACGATATGGTAGATCTTTAGGGGATTTTGGAAGAACTATATTACATACCATTAGAACAGCCTTAAATAAACTTGTAAGTGCTTTTCGTCAGTTATCCCATCATCTTAGTTTGAGTAATCGTCATCAAAGAGGACTTACCTCCGGGATGAAACATTCTTTACGTACCGTATTAACTTATACTTTAGGAGTTAGTAGTCTTTTAGCTTTAATTAGAAAAGGCCGTGGATATGTTAGTGAAGCCTTTAAAGTAATGGCTCAGGAAATTCCGGAAGTTAATAAAGATATCTCAATGCTTGGGACTTCTTTTAAAGAATTAAAAGCGACTTTTGGAACAATGCTTCAGCCATTATTACATTCACTTGCTCCCATACTCAATGACTTAATACAGAAAGTCATTGCATTGATGAATAACATAGCCAAATTTTTTGCTACATTGACCGGACAAAATTATGTATATCAGGCCACAGTTGCAAATTATGATTATGCAAAGAGTGTCGAAGAGGCTCAGAAAGCCAATGAAGGAGCATTAGCATCCTTTGATAAGCTTAATGTTATCCAAAAAGATAACACTAAGAACACTATGGCGCTCACTAAAGATACAGTTAAGTATAAAAAAGTTAAGATAGAACCTGATGAAAATAATTGGTGGGTGGCTTTTGGAAAGCTTCTAAGGGAAGGATGGAAAAATATAAACCTTACAGAAGCAGGTGAATGGTTTGCTGAAGGAATTGCAGGGTTACTTGATGCTATTCCGTGGGACAGGATACAAGAAAAAGGCAAGAATGGTGGTAAGTTAGCCGCAACATTCATAAATGGTATAACAAACCCTGATGATTTAAAGGGAAAATCTCATTTAGCGGTAGCGATAGGTGGATTCTTTGCTAATCTGATACAGTTAGGGGTTAATTCATTATCATCATTCGTTCACACCGTTGATTGGAGCAATCTTGGAAAATTCATAGCTGATTCTATAGATACCTTAAAGACCCAGTTACGTGAAACGGATACTTGGAAAACAGCTGGGGAGGCATTTGGCAGGTTGTTCCAAGGTCTTGTAGAATTTGGATTGGAACTGATAGTTAAGGGAAATATATTTAGCGGACTTGGAACTGACTTGTTCACGATGTTTAGTGCCGCTCTTGAAAAAGGACTTGAAGTGAATCCTGAAACGGGTAATACTTATCTTAAAGATTTTGGTATAATGATTACTAATGCACTTACTAAATTTTTAGATGAGGTTATTGATTTCCTTGATAAGGTTGATAAGGATGGAAAACTTTATGATGCAATAAATCAGTTGTTCCTTGGAATAGACCTGATTGAGATTGCTAAGAGAATGGTTAAGGTTTTCCTCAAAGGATTTAAGATAGGCTTAAAGGCATTAGTTGAAGGAGCGGCGGGGGCACTTGGAATATCCGTAGATGCAGATACGGCTGAGTTCTTTGCAGAAGCAATAGGTATTGGTATCCTTGGCTCAAAGATAGCCGGACTTGTTCGGAACATCACTGGTAGCGGTGGATTGTTAAGCGCATTTACCAAGAAAGATAGGTCGCTTGAAACACAGAGGCGTAAGGTAGAATCAGAATCAGCCGCAGTTGGTATCTTATCTGGTATATTAGGGTTACTCGGTTTGACTGCAGGACATACTTCAGATGAGATTGATGATTTAACTCAGAAGGTATATGCAATGGGAGTGGTTGCAGAAGAAGACGCTGACCCTGCTTTAGTTGCTATACGAGATAGAATTTATGGTGTTGGCGAAGCTGGGCAAGCGGTATGTAAACAAATGGAAGAGGATACAAAAACTACAGTTGATAATGTATCTCTTACATTTGGTCAAGCAGTTATCAAGCTTAATGAAGTTGATACCTCTGCATATAATTCAGTTATTTCAATATCAAAGCAGGTTATTAATACTTTGGAACAGATGTGGGCAGGTGCTCAATTAATCGCCCATGTACAGTATAAGACTCCTGAAGGTACTATTGATTATGGACATACTCCTACTTCAAGTGAGCAGGCTTTGATTGGACAAAAAGGCAATGCAACCGCATTAAGTACTGTTGGCGTAGGGGCTGGTCTTACTAGTATGGTTAAGGCAGATTCTTTAGCAGAGACCCTTAGAAGTATTGTATCTGCGGATAAATTCTCTACTGTTAGTGGAGCACCATATAGTCAACTAATAGCTAATTCAATTAGTGCTACTAGTCAAAACAATGATGCTATATTAAAAGCAAATGCTCAAGATTTATGGAATCAGATAAATGTCGTATCTGATGAGAAGATACAGGAAGCATTAATGGGAGTGTTCTTGGATGCCGGTAAATCTATGGGATATAATAAGTTAGAAGAGATACTTGCTAGTCCGGGAGCATATGCAGGTACTTGGGGACTTATCTTGGCAAATAGTGATGGATGGGAATCCATAGTAAAAGCGGCTGTTCATGGAGATTTAAACGGACTAAAAATGCCATTTTCTCAGCGTGACGTTGATGCGGAAGATTTCTTTAGGGCATTCAAAAAGACATCGAGTTGGTTAAATCTTTTAATGGGAGGAAGTTTTTCATCTCTATCTCTTCCTGTTATAAGTGGAGCATTTGCAAAAGGAGTAGTAATTCCACCTAATAAACCATTCCTTGGAATACTTGGTGATCAGACAAATGGAACAAATGTTGAAACCCCGTTATCAACAATCAAGCAGGCGGTCGCTGAAGTACTTTCAAACATACAGATAAAGAATACTTTTGATGTTAAGGGAGATCCAAATGCAATATTTAAAGTAGTTGTTGATGAATCAAAAATTTATTATAATCAGCACGGATATAGCGCATTTTAATTTGAACCTTGACAGTCGACTAAAGGAGAGTTATAATGTTTAGTGGATACTTAGTAAAAATTAAAGGGATTGCCGGTACGTCGGCAAGTTCTGATTATACAATACCTATGAGTGGTGTAATGGTATATGGAAGCTACAAAGCAACATACTCCACCCTTGATGGTGACAGTAAGAGAAATGGTACAGGTAGATTAAAGAGAAAGACTTTTAAGCATAGGGTGGCGCATTGTACTTTTTCATTTTTGCCTATGACAAATACTGCTTTATGGGATATATGGAGTCAGGTAAAGGCCCGTTATATAAAGAAGAGACAGAAGAAAGTCAGAGCTTCTATATGGGTTCCGGAATTAAATGATTATGTTGAGGATTATTTTTATGTTCCTGACATAGAGTTTAATATTCAAAAGATAGAGAATAATGTAATAAAATACACACAGACAGATGTTGAATTTATTGGTTATTAAGGGAGGTGTTTTGATTGGTTAATTATGATAATCCTGATATATTCTATGACCACGAAACTACCCACTTAATAATCGTAAATTCAAGCGCCACAGTTACAGGTAGAAGCAATACAACCCCATTAATTACAAATGATAATTATTGCATTACTGAAACAGATATAACTGAAGACGAAATAGAGTTAAGGGAAGCCTTATGTTCAAGAGATAATCTTAAATTTGGTGTATTGGAATCATCGTGTTTTATGGTAGATATCTTTGACAGTGACACTATTCCATATCTTAAAGATGAGTCCATTGATGTGTACATTTATTTTGATGAAGATAGTTCTACATTGTTTAAAGTGGGTAGGTATATAGTTAATTCAGACTCTTTTTCAGATGATAGATTGGTACGTTCCGTAACTGCGTATGACATAATGAACTATCTCCGGGATTATGATATTACTGAATGGTATGATGAAGTTTATGAAGGGGCTACAACCCGAAGCATTAAATACCTGAGGGACAGCTTATTTACTTGGCTTAACACGGATATAGAGGATTATAACATAACGCAAGAAGAAACTAACCTTGTCAATGATGACTGGTTGGTTGAAAAGAGTATAAACAGTGATAAGATTACTTTTGGTTTTTGGATGGAACGCATTGCAGAGGCAAATGGTGTATTTCCTCATATAAACAGGCAAGGCGTGTTTTGTTATGTTGGTATGAAATGGTATGACCAGCCAGCAGTCAAAACATTTGATGATGAACTTACAATACCACCTGTAAAATTTGGTGGTTCTGATAAAGATATTACTGTCTGGGGAATTGCCTATGTTTATGTATATGATGGGAATAATAAGTTTCTCGGCAAGGCAGGTTCCACAAACAAAAAGCATCCTAGTAATTATTATATAGTTGATAGTTTTGTATTTACCAATAACCGTAACCAATCTGGTTGGAAAGCAAGCCTTGAAACAGCCCTCGGCAAGTTAAGAAATGCAATAACACACTTGCGTTACAAGCCGTTTGAAGGTGGTTTTTACGGCAACCTATGTTATGAAGTCGGTGATAGGATAGATGTTGAAATAACTGATTATGATGAGGAAGATGATGATATTGATGACGATATTCCCATTGTAAAAAGTTTTTATACATATATCCTTGAAAGGACTTTTGTTGGGCTTAATGATTTTGAGGATACCTATTCTGCAAGAGGTGACAAAAAACAACCAAGATACAAGCTCAAGGGCGATAAATGGAGTAATACTGATACGGATACAGCAACAGCCGGTATAGGTACTGGTGGTGTTGCAGAGCTTAAAGACCCTCGGTTAGATGACTTTATAGAATATTTACGAAATATTGGTATAAGGCTTTTAGATGAGCCAAGTGCAGAAGTAGTTTATAATAAAGCAGATGTCCAAGTTGAAATAACTTGGACAGACCCTGTTGATATAACTACCAAAAGACCTGAAAAAGCAGAGTGGTTGGGAACTGTTGTTGTTCGTAAAGAAAATTCAGCACCAAAACATCGTTGGGACGGGGAACTGATAGTAAACTCAACAACAAGAGATGAATATTCAGAAGAACCGTTGATTGATAATACCATACAGCCTAATAAAAGATATTATTACGGCATCTTTCCTTATTACAGACATTTATCTGACGCTGATAATAATATAAATTTCTACCGGTTTACTAAAGTTTTTTCAGTGAACACAGAATATTTTGTAGTAGCACCTACAATAGTTTCATTAATATCCAACGGTGGGGTTGTTACTATGAATTATACTATACCAGCACTTGCTACTGGAACCTATACGGAATGTATAGTGGTTTATAAAAAGAGCAATATACCCACATCAAAAACTGATGGAACGTCTGTTACACTCAATCCAACAGAAACAACCAAAGTTATAATGGGATTAGATGATAGCAGTATATATTATTTTATTATATACACAACGGATTCACTTGGAAATACTGCTGAAAGTGATGTGGATAGTATTGGTACTGGTGAAGCTCAAATATTTGCATACACTGGAGCTATCCAGACATTTACAGCTCCAAAGACTGGTATCTATTCACTTGAGACATGGGGAGCACAGGGCGGTAATGCAACTGATGGCGAAAATGTTGCCCGTGGTGGTTATGGTGCTTATGCTTATGGCGAAGTTCTTCTACATCAAGGTGATACGCTTTATATTGGTGTTGGTGGTCAAGATGGATATGGTGGTGGTGGTAACTATACTCCGCCTAACAATGGTTGAAAGAGGTGAAAATAAATGGCTTGGAGAAATATAGACCTTGAGATAACATTTCCAGCTATAGCTCGATGCAATATTACTGATTTTTCATTATTGTCATTAACATCTTGGCCCGAAGATTGGTCATCATATGTGAGTACTCCAACAGCTGTCCAGAGTGACTTTAATGTTACTGCTGGTACTGGAATTTGGACTACTGTAATGGGTAGTGATTCATGGAGAATAGATGGTAATACTACTACTAGTGGAAGTGCAACAATTCATATTTATATGCAAGGATATAATAATTATCTTGGCTATGGAAATGAATTCATTTCAAGCGGTAGAACTTGGGGATACGTTGCAGCTGTTGATGATGAAACTCACATGGGGTTCATTGCATTTCTTTCAAAACGTACAGACAGAACAAACTTTAGTAAATGGTCCGGAACCGTTCCACCATATCCAGCATCAACAGCTCCACAGTCACAAACATTAATACGAAGTCTAATGTATACCTTGTTGACTGGTAATGAATCTCATAATCATAAATCAAACGGTGGCGGAGCAACGCACATAGCCAAAGTCACAGGTCAGTTAAATAGTTTATCGTCTAACCTATCTGATATATTGATAGTATCTGGAGGAGGTGGTGGAGGGTTACTTGTTGGCGACACAGCGTATGCTGGCAAAGATGCAGGTGGTATATCTGGAAGTGGTGATAACTCAGCCAATCAGTCAACTGGATACGGATTTGGACAAGGTGAAAGTAACTCTAATGCAAGTGGTGGCGGTTCTGGGTTGTACGGCGGTTACAAAGGAACTAATACTAAAGGCGGAGGAGCAGGTTCTGGATACATAGGAAATTCGCTTGTAAGCAATAAGAAAATGGTTGGTTATAACGTTCCTACATCTGACGCAGAAGGAACTAAAACCGAATCGGTTCAAGTATATTCAGCAGCGCCATTTGCCAATAAGCCTAAAATGGGTGATGGTTTTGCTAGGATTAAGTTTTTAAGAGAATATGGTCCAGACCCGGAAGATTATCAAGATTATTTGGATATTATTAATGGTAAAGCATTTGCAGAAAAGTGGTATTTATGTGATAACTGGTTTGCTTCTATGACTAGTGCTATTCGTCCAGGAGAGAGTATTCCAGGTATTGCTTATCATACTGCATTAATTTCACCAAATCAGGTTAGTTATAAAGATAGTAGCACGGATATTTCACTAAATTATTGGAATACTGCTACAGTTCAATCCCATTGTATATCTTATTATAGTTCTAGATATCAACGTTATTATATAGGTGATTGCAGAACTTATGATATTGTTGATATTTATATTAATTATAGTAATGGCCAATATGTTTGTACCACATCAACTTTGAACAATGTTGCATTTACTAGAGATACTCAGGGCGAAGGATGGTTAGAATATGGTGTTCTTGCTATTTATCGTAGAGATAGAGATGAATTTGTTAATTATATTTCATATAATACTGCCGCAGACAATACTCCTTGGACTTTCCAATCAGAATCCTTAGAAGATTGTTTTAAGATGATAGCGATGGTTTGGAGAAATGTAAATATTTATGTTGAAGGAGTTTTATGGTCAAGTGTCAATAATACGAATTAAAGAGGTGAGATTATGAGCTGGAAATATGTGCAGAGGGATACTGAAACTGGTGCATATAGGACAACAGATGAAAGTGCTGGTTCTACTTTTGCTGGTCTCAGTGATGTAAATTTTTCAAATTTACAAGATGGTCAAGTACCAAAATACAATGCATCAACACAGAAATGGGAAAATGCTGATGAATCTGGCGGAGGAACTTATCCGTTTTCAGTAGTTAATGGAAAAGTATGTATAACATATCAGCAGGAGGTATAATAAATGGCAACACAAGAAGTAACAAGTCCGATGGCCTTAGATGCAACCTTGCAAAATACAAATACGGCTCTTGGACTTTTAGGTAAAGATACTACATTGCAGTCAATCGTTACTGCTCTTGCAAGCATTGGTATAAATACAATCGGAAATCTTGCTAGCCTTATTACAACAGATAAAACAAGCCTTGTAGGGGCAGTGAATGAAGTAGCTGGAGATGTATCGGATTTAGATACTGCTAAAGCAGATAAGGTTGAATCAGCAGTCAATAACAACTTTGCGAAGCTTGATGCAAACGGCAACCTTGCTGATTCAGGAATCACAACTGACCAGACCACTACGGCAGTATCAGGCAATCCCATATCAATCGCAAACCTCAAATCGGCACAGATAGCTAAAAACCCGATAATCACGTTTGAGCCGATACAAGCGGGAAGCGGAACACCTAGTCCTAGTAATGTCAGAGCTATAAGTGGTTATGATAATGTCCAGATTAAGAGTTGTGGGAAGAATTTATTTGATAAGTCTAAAGCAATAGATGGAAAAAGAATGACATCAGATGGTTCTATAATTGACGGAGCTGCGTATTCCGTAAGTGATTATATTCCTGTTAAGCCGAATACAGTATATTATCTATCGCATGTTATGGGTATATCTTCATTTTATACAAGTGGAACATACACAAAAGATAAAACTTTTATTGAATTAAAAGGTATATCTGGTGATGGTGACACAAGCGGTTCTATTACAACAAGTTCAAATGCTGCTTATATTCGTGTAAATATGTTACTTGATAATAAAAATAGTGTTCAAATTGAAGAAAATAATCAAGCAACCACCTACGAACCCTACACCCCCGCTGTAGAACTCACCGACTCTCTCGGACAGACGGTGTATGGCGGTTCGTTGGATGTGAGGACGGGGTTGTTTACGGTTACACATGGAATGATTGATTTAGGAAGTCTTACATGGGTCGGTGAACAAATTGGTGGTATTAATAGATTTCAAGCTGTTGTTAGTGCATCTATGGCAGGTTCTTCTGGCGGAATCAATGTAAATTTCATTACAGAAGTCCTAAAAGCAGATTCGGCTCCTGTAGCAGGAATGGGTGTTGATAATACGATTTGTTTTTATGATGCAAATTCAAATCTGTATGCAAGATGTGATACTTATAATGACGCTTCAGCATTTCAAACTGCTATGTCGGGTAAGAAACTTGTTTACGAACTTGCCACACCCTTCACGATTCAACTCACACCTCATGAAATCGCACTTTCACAGGGTTATAATTACATCTCCACTAACGGTACTTCAATCAGCCTTGCTTACCACAATGGTGAAGTCGCTACTCATGCCGATGTTGAACAGTTGGCGGAAACGGTAAATGAGTTAGGGGATAATAAACTTGATAAAGTACCAAAATCAATATCAGTTACAAAACAGGGAACTGAAACATATAAGCAAGTCATTAAAAGATTATATAATTTGATTGATTGGAATCAGGTAAACCCGATAACTTCAAAACTACTAGTAGTATCATCAAATGGAGCAAATTATACCGGCACCGTCTTAACTATAAATTTTTCAGCTCATCTTGTAGTAGCACAATGGTTTGCGGGAGCATCACATACAGTATATATTTATTCAATATTAGTATATGGTGATTCGTCAACTATGGATTTTGTTGATGTTATAAATGATAGCAAATCAGATGTCACTAATAATGAAGCGGCTTCTGGTTGGAAATTGATATTATATTATTAAATATTTAGTTTATTAACAAAAAAATCAAGGACTTACCAAAGTATTCGAAAAACTGATTAAGTCAGACGAAGAAGTAACCCCATGAAATAAACCATTTTAGGAGAAAAAATGAACGATAAATTAACTAAAATTGCTGACATATTGGATAAATATGGGTTTAAGCTATCTAACAGAAACGTATGTACTAATCCTAAGCAGAAAGTCTTGCAAGAAATGATACATACAAACCTTGACGAAATAGCTGATGCACTTACCGATATGGGAAACTGTATCAATGAGATTATGCGAGAAATATATAATATTAAGGAATTGTAAAAAATAACCCAATAAAACCAAAATCTTACTTGAACAGAAAGCAGAGTAACGTGATATTTGAGCCGAGAGGTGGACTAAATGATAATCGGATTCATAACCCAATAAAACCAATTTAGGAGAGTAAAGATGACACAAGAGCAAAGAGATGTAATTTATAACACATTTTTAAATGATATAAAAGCACACAAAAAACTACCAATAGATGAATATGTATCTGTAGAGGATTTCCTGTTATCTGTAAGAGAACAAAATCCTAAAGCTGTTGATATTGCCTTAAAGTGTGTTGAGTATGTAAATAGGATAACTAATTACGGATTTTTTGGAAAATATCACACATAAAAACCAAAACTTCAAAGTACCAATAAAAACAAGATTTTACTTGAACAGAAAGGAGAAAGTGTATGAAATTTAGTAACAAACTCTATGACATCTTGAAGTGGGTGGCTTTAATTGCTATCCCTGCAATCGTGACCTTTTTGAGTGTGGTGCTTGGGGTATTAGATGTTGACCCGAAGACCGTAAACATAATCGTGACGATTATTGCGGCTGTCGGAACACTCATCGGTTCGCTGATTGGAGTAAGTACATCAGTTTACAACAAGCAGAAAGGAGCATCAAATGGCGAAAATAACGATAATAACGATAAAACTTGAAGATTGGATTGAGTATCTTAAATCCCGTGTAGGTATAGACCTTTATGTATGGGGTGGTAACGGTGAAAAAATTGTTAATCTTTTGCCTAAACTTTGTGATATGGAGAAAGCAGACCATACAGATAAACAAGCATTACAAAATATCGACCGAGTGCTTACGTTACTCAATAAAAGACTCTTAACTGGTGTTGATATATTTATCATTTGTGGTGAAGATTGCAGTGGATTGGGTGTTAAGTATTTACTTGTAAAGAAAATAATTAAATCCGATATGACTGCAAATACATTGTGGAAATATATCACAGAAGATGGTCACGGTAAAAAGATTCCTTTAAAAGAGGCAAAAGCCGGAGATTATTTATTTGAGGGAAATGATAACAAGAAATGGCATATTGGTTATGCTATTTCCAATAAATATGCTATTGAATGTCAGAATCACGATGTCGGTGTGGTACAGACTAAAATATCTGAAAGAGGCTGGAAATATGCTGCTCGTCCGGATTGGTATAGCGACCAGCCAACTCCACCTGAGCCTGAAAAACCAGTTCTCAAAAGGGAATTATATTTTGCTAAGGATGAAAATGGTAAAATAATAATTCGTGGAGAAGATGTCAAGCAGGCCCAGATATTATTAACAGACAAAGGATATAATCCTGGTGAAGTCGATGGTATCTTTGGTAATAATACAATGATAGCAACAAAGAATTTTCAGCATGATAATAAACTTACAGAAGATGGTGTTATTGGAAAAGTAACAGCCACCATGTTAGGATTTAAGTGGGAAGGATAATATGAAACAGTTAAAGATATGCAGATTTACAGAACCGGAATTGGAAGTATTTAGAAGGTTATGTAATTTCACACCGGCTGAAATGGAATATTTTAATTTAAGGGCAAAAGATAAATCAAATATAGAAATTTCAATGGAATTGCATATCTCCGAATCAACCGTTTATTCTTTAGCAAGGGAAGTTAAAAGAAAAATCCTTAAAGTTTTATAATAGTTTCCTCACAGTTTTTGAAAAGAGACCTAATAGTTTTAGGTCTCTTTTTTATTTTATACTTTTATAAAACAAAAAAAAGGAGGAAGTACATGATGATGGATATTAGTAACATTTTAGTATCTACAATGAGAGATAAGCAATGTTCATCATTATGTGCTTTTCTTTTATTAGAGGCAGGTGAGAAAGATGGCCTACATATTTGTCAATCCAAACCCATCAAACAAACTGACGGGAGACTGTGTGATAAGGGCAATAAGCCTTGCGATGAATCAAGACTGGGAAACCACATACATTGATATAATGATTCAGGGATTTATGATGCATGATATGCCATCTTCCAATGAAGTTTGGAGTGCCTATTTACGCAAAAATGGTTTTGTAAGAAGAGTAATTCCAAATA